TATACGACTTTTTTGGCTATGACTGTACCACGCCGCAGGATGTACTTGATGCGATTGCAGAAATGCCGAAAGGCGACAGATTACAGGTCAAGATAAATTCGGGTGGTGGCGATGTGCTTGCAGGTCAGGAAATCTATGCGACGTTAAGAAGTCGTAATGATGTAGATATTGAAGTGGAAGGCTTGGCGGCATCCGCTGCATCCGTAATCGCAATGGCAGGTAAAAGCACAATATCACCTGTGGGCATGCTTATGATACACGATGTGTCAGTAAGCTATACAAGTGGCAATCATGCACAGCTATCAAAGCAGGCTGAAACCTTAAAGGCATGGGATGAAGCTTTGGCAAGTGCTTATGTTGAAAAGACGGGCAAGAGCAAGGAAGAAATCATTCAGATGATGGACGCTGAAACATGGATAACGGCTGACAAGGCCGTGGAAATGGGGTTTATAGATGCTATAAGCCAGTCAGGACAATCAGTAATCACAAACAGCATGGGCAATCTGAAGATTACCGATGAAATGATACAGCAGTATACAGCCGAAAAGGCTGGTATTGAAGAAGCAAAAAACAATTTGTTAAAAGACCTCGATACATTCGGGGCATGAAAGGAGCAAAAATGAATTTACAGGAATTACTTGATGCAATAAATGCAAAAAAGGCAGAAGTGAAGAACCTTGCAGAGCAGGGAAAAATTACAGAGGCAAAGACTGCAAAGGAAGAGCTTGTTAATCTTCAGGAGCAGTACAATATTTTAAAGGACGTAGTAGAAGGGGAGCAGACAGGCGTGTCAACAGAGAATTTTGCCAAGGCCTTAGCTGTAAAAATCGCATCCGCATCCGGATCTGATGCAGTGCATGATTTTGCAGAGGCTGCAAGACATGGATTTTACACAAACACAATGACTGAGGGCACAAAGGCTGACGGTGGTTATACAGTGCCCGACGACATCCAAACAAAAATCAATCAGTATAAAAAGGCTACATTTTCACTTGAAAGCCTCGTAGATGTTGAGACAGTAAAGACAAGCAGCGGTAGAAGAACATTTCAGAAGAAGGCACAGGCTGAAGGATTTAAGGCAGTGGCAGAAGCCGGGAAAATACAGGGCAATAATACACCGCAGTTTGAAATTCTTGACTATGCTGTTAAGAAGTATGCCGGATATATGCCTGTTACATCCGAGCTTTTGGCCGACTCTGATGCCAATATCACCGCTGTACTTACAAAGTGGCTTGCCGAAGAGGATATTGCGACAAAGAACGCTCAAATCCTTACAGCTATCGCAACAAAGACTGAAACAGATCTGAAGAACCTTGACGGCATCAAGAAGGCTATCAATGTAACCTTGGGCGCTGCATACGCGGGAAGCGTTGTAATCGTGACCAACGATGACGGCCTTAATTACCTTGATACCTTAGTGGACAAGCAAGGAAGATATTTGCTTAGTCCTGACGTGCAAAATCCTATGCAGATGGTACTTGCGGTAGGAGCAAGAAAGATACCTATAAGGGTTGTGCCGAATGCGATTTTGGCCACAAAGACCAATAAGATTCCGTTTGTTATCGGCGACTTGAAGGAAGCAGTAAAGATTTTTGACAGAGCGAAGCTTAATATCATGACTTCCAACGTGGCAGCAGTCGGAACACTGAACGCATTTGAACAGGATCTAACACTCTTTAGAGGTATCGAAAGATTTGACTGCAAGGTCAAGGATTCCGATGCTTTCGTGAACGGAACTATCACAGTAACGCCATAATTTTAGCCCTTGCATCCGCAGGGGCTTTTTTAGGAGGTATTAGCCTATGACGATTGAAACGGTCAAAGACTACTTAAGAGTAGACGGCGACGACGATGACGGACTCATATCTTTAATGATGGAGACGGCGAAAGAATATATCGTGTCCGCTGTAGGCGAATACGACGAAGAGGATAAGACGGCAAATCTTCTTTTTTGCGCGATAGTGCAAAACCTGTACGACAATAGAGAGCTTATGCAATCTGATATACAGCAGCGAAAAAGGATAGAGTACACGTTTGGAAGTATTATCTTACAGCTACAGCTTAAAAAAGCGCTGAAGGGGGATACATGAAAGGTATAAACCCCGGAAGGCTTAATAAAAGAGTAAACATATTAAGATATAAAGAGGCCGAAGATGAACTTGCAAATATCATAAGCACTCTAAGCTTGTATAAAAAAGTGTGGGCGGAAATAAGGCCACTAAGGGGCAATGAACAATTAGAACATTATAAGACGACAAGCAAGCTTGTATACAAAATTACAATCAGAAACACAGATGTAACTGAAAAAGATGTAATTGAGTATCAGGGCAGGCAATTTCTTATAAATTATATTGTAAATCCCTTGGAGGCTTCTTACTATCTGGAGCTTATGTGTACTGAAAACATGGACCACACGGAAAGGAGTGCGGATGGCTGAAAGTGTACATTTTATAGGACTTGAAGGACTTATGTCTGATATGCAAGGCCTGATAAGCAAAGCGCCTGACGAACTCAATAAGGCTGTAGAAAAGACGGCAAGAGAGTGGACAAAAGACTGCAATGGGAAGATGCCGTCTACTTATAAGGACGGTAAAAACAGCCTTAAGAAGTGGAAAACAAAGAAAGAGTACACATCTTTGGGTATTATTTCAAGCGTTGAGGTCACAAACAAGGCGCCACACTTCCACCTTGTAGAAAACGGACACCGAAAATTTATACACGGTGTAGATACAGGTGGCTTTGTTGAGGGCAAGCATTATGCAGAAAAAACAAGAGCGGAGTACGAAACTAAATACCCCGATAAGATGCAGGAGGCTGCAAATAGGCTTCTAGCAGATAGGGGGTTTTGATGGTTACATATGCCGACATTATCAAAGAAGTAAATTTAATTTTAAAAAGAGAATATCCGGACATAAAAAGATACGGGAACGACACTGTAGATAATGCGGTGCCACCGTACTTTTTTGTTGAGGTTGTGCCGCTTGGCATTAGTCGTGAGAGCAAAAACATGCTTAAAAAGTCGTGTTCTGTAAAAATTACATTTGTGCAGAAAACTATAAAGCAGGTGGAAGCACTGAATGTAATAGAACATATATTTGAAGTCTTAGGGATGACTTTGGATGTAGGTGACAGGAAGCTTTTAGTAAGCGACTACTCACATGAATATATAGAAGACCACGGCAATATACCGCAGATTTCTTTTAGTCTTGAGTGGTATGAAAGCACAGAGTATCACGACGGCGACCTTATCACGGATATATCTTTGACTATAGAAAAGAAAGGAAGATAAAAAATGAGTAAACTCACATCACCAAGTATCACGATCGCTTTTACCGAGCAGGGCGCAAGTGCGGTGACAAGGGGCGAGCGTGGAATTGTCGCCCTTGTCTTAAAGGGTACAAGACAGCAGACTTTCAAGGTTATGAGTATTAGCGACATTCCAACCGGAGTTTTAAGTGCTGAAAATGAGCAATTTGTTAAAGATGCTTTAATTGGATATAGTCACGCACCTAAGTATGTAGTTGTTTATGTTATGCCTACTGCTGAAGATATGACAAAGGCATACAAGGATATGATGCAGTATTTTGAGAATGAGCGATTCACATATATGGCCATACCGACCGCGAAAACCGACAACAAGGTGCAGGACATTGTCACATGGGCAAAGAAGCAAAGAAGTGAACACAATCTTGTAAAGGTAGTATTGCCGGAGGTGGCGGCAGACAGCGAAGGAATTATAAATTGGTCGTCTACATTGTACAGAACGAAGGAGCAGGCATTAACACCCGAACAGGGATGCGCAAGAATCGCGGGACTTTTAGCAGGCACAGGCCTTACTGTATCGGGTACATACGCACCCTTACAGGACTTTGTAGATGTAAGTAGGCTTACAAAGACCGAACAGGACGAAGCGGTTGGAGCAGGCAAGCTCATAGCGCTGTGGGATGGTGAAAAGGTCAAGCTTAATAGGGCTGTGACTTCACTTACTACCACATCTGCAGAAAAGGGCGATAGCTTTAAAAAGATAAAGCTTGTTGAAACTATGGACATGATGGAAGACGACATCAGAAAGACTATAGAGGACAACTATATCGGTAAGTTCTCAAACTCATATGATAACAAGTGCTTACTTATCACCGCTATAAACGCGTATTTTATGAGCCTTGTAAACGATGGATTGCTTGATGTTGGACAGTGCCAAATCGACATTGAGGGGCAAAAGCAGTGGTTAAAGGCACAGGGCAAGAAGGTA